TGCTCTGGTGTCATTTCACCTTGCTCCTGATTACGTCCTCCAAAGACTTGAATAGCGTAAATACGGCACTCAGGAAGGCGGGTGCAATCATGCCTGCTACGAATATAAATACTTCACTCATGGGTTTCTCCAATCATTTTCTTTATGGTAAATAAATCGCTGTATTGAGGATATCTCGCAATCCAAAGCCTAGCATAAAAGGCTATGTAATCGTTGGAAATCTTAAAGTCATCTCCCGTGGTGACAATGTTGACTTCCCATCTAATCCTGTTGATGATGAGCCAATGGCTTATCTTCTTTCGTCCCTTTTGGATGGCCTCAAGAGAAAACCTCTCAAAGTATTGCCAAACCTCTGGGTTATCGCAATGCCACTTCCACCACTCTTTTTTACGCTCATTAAAACTTTTCACAGTAACTCCTATTAAAGGTGGGGTACTCGCTACACCGACATTTGGGAGTCCAAACCTGTTGTGTCAGCATCCGCTTTCCCCCGTTTTGACTAGAACGGAATATCGCTATCCTCTAAATTCTTAGGCGCAGGCTTGCTTGTAGGTGGCTGTGCATCTTTTGGAGATACTGCCAAGCCCATAAACTTGCCTGATTTACCTTCCTTAATCCAAGCAGACAACCAGTATTCTGTGCCGTCCACCATGATCGAGCCTTTGTAGTCAGGATGTTTCTCCTGTTCCTTCTTGTCGTTTTTGAACAACACACCTGAGTTGTCTCGTTTCTGTTCCATATTAACCTTTCAAAGCATTTACTTTATTAACTTTATCATCGAGTTCAGCCAAGAACTTGATAACTTCTTTTTCCAGCGTTGCAATAAAGGCATCATCACGCTCAAAACGCTTGATAACTAATTGCAATTCTGCGGGAAATCTTGGGTCAAATGAACATAGGTCTGTCCATTTAGCACCTGTACAAACCATCTGCCACTGGACTTGCACTGCATACTGATTATCTAAACCACCCAATATGCTTTCCAAGTGTGTGTGGCTCATTGGACATTTAATTTCAACCAAGCCCTCTCCAACAATCCCGTCTGGAGATGCACCTGACTGTTCAATCGTAGGATGGTTGACAAATGCTATCTCATCAACCAGTACGCCCATTTTCTGCTCGTAAGCGGCTCGTGCATATTTTTCATTCTCCACGCCCCAAGCCATTGCATCGTTACTATACGACTCTGCTACTGAGTTTGTAAGGCGTTCCAGTAGCAACTGGGTCATGTATTTGTCTCGACTTGTTGAATAGCCAGACTTAGTGGTAGCAACAATGTCTTTTACCCGACTAGCAGTTACTTTGCCAAGGCGCAACATTTTCCAAGCATCCGTTCCCTGTACGATTTCTTCACTCATGTCTTTCCTTTAGTTTGACTGCCATTGGGACACAATGAGCAAAATATTTGACCAAATCAGACGCAATTTGAGGCACGTCATTGACATACCAATACACGCCTTGATTTACTTTTACAGGTTTTGCTTTAGAAATCTTTTCCAGAAAAGAAGCAGACAAAGTTAATCCGTAATAGCCACTTAAATCTGTCGTAGAAAAAACCTTTTTGCCATCAATAACTTTTGCGTCACTCATGCTTCCCTCGCTTTCATCATTGCGTCTGCGTATTGGTACGCCTTACCACCCACAAATTCAAGCGTAGTGGTAAATCGGTTATCTTCTCTTCCAATAATTGCTTGCATAGCCTTTGCCGCAAAGTAATCACGCAATGTCATGCCAGACTGTGCAAAATGAATAAAATCTTTATCCTCGCTGTATGGACGAGCAAATGCCGCTTCTAATTCTTTTTTCATTTCAACCCCTTCTTCTTAGCATCCTTGGCGGCAATCATCTTGGTCTGCCATGCCTTGTTTCCATCAGTAGCCGCAAATGCCTCGATGTAGATGTTCTTTAGTTCATCAACTGTCGTGGTGGCTTGAATAGCCGCAATGTAGTCAAGCATACGTCCCTCATCAGGAGTGCCTTCATCGCTCTCGCCTTCTGGCAAATCTTCACCCGCATAGATATACAAGCCCAAACCATGCAAGACTGAGCTTTGGTCATACAACGCATGATGGCTGTATTGACTGCAAATGCGTCTGGGTTAGGGATTGCTTTGTTGCGATAGTCCATCACGGGAAGTTGGCAAGTCATTGGTTTGCCATACATAGTGACTGTTACGAACACCATTGCTGTGCCATTGATGTCCATGTAACACTTATCGCCAAACATTTCTATCTTGTACCATGCGCTTGAATCAGCCTTTAAAGCCTCTGCCCAAGCCCATGCCCATGATAGGTATGTAAGACCATTCTTCTTCTCTGTATGCTCGTTGACGTTTGTCTTGAGCAACTTTTCTATTAACTCTTTGCGATCAACTAAGTAACCCTTTGTTTGTGGATCGACTACAAGGTCTTCCGTATTAACTTTATCTTTCATCATTTACTCCTGTTTAAATATTCACTATGTTTAACTTGCTGTTCACCTATCCAATGACTGAGCATAACTAGATCATTCTGAATTGCGCCTATGTCTTGGATGAACCCATCATACTTCTTGTTCAAGCATTTTTTATCTAGGGTTTTCACCGATTGTTCTATCCTCATTAGGATGGTTGAGTAGTCGTTCAAAAGTATCTCCAAAGTGCAACTGAAACCATGCTGATAACAGTTATTAGTCCAAATAAAACCCAGACATCGTGAATGTTTGGTGCTGAGTAATACGCTCCCTCAAAGATGCCTTCATTGACATAATCCTTTGGGAACGCCTCTTCCAATGTTCTTGGAAACATTCGGGTAGTTGGGTTGAAATCATCCATTAAGAATCTCCTGTGCTATTTCTTGTTTGCAATCGTTATCAAGGTACTTGAACTCGACAAAGTGGTTCTCATGGCAACAGCCAATCTTTTCATTCTGTGGTTGTAGGCAATAGCAACAGTAGTAGACATTCTCTTCATCTTCATAGATTGCTTGTAGTTCGTCTTGTATTTTCATGGTTTACCCCGCTATTCTTTTAAGTTCTTTTTGTTCTTTGCTCATCATTCCTGCAAGCATAGATATTTTTGCTTGAGCATCTGAGTTTTTTGCTCGTTGAGTATCTGTTAACAAATCAGTTTTTGTAAAACTAACACCCATTGCCATTCGTTTCATTTCTTTTGTAATGGCTTTAACTCCAGCCTCAACAGCATACTGAGTTTGTGATTCAGGCGCAATAACCATAAAGTTTCCAGCATGATCACTTACCAAAAGCATACAGTGAGCCGTAAGTAAAGTATCTTTTATTTCGGTAATGCACTTAAGCACTTCCAAATCATATCTACGAACATCCTCAATGCTTTGTGGTGGGTTAACTTGACAAAGTTCAATTAAATGTTTTCTTTTAATTGTGCTTCCATAAGTAACTCCACTATCTAGTAATTTTCTTGTCGCTTCTTTCCAAGCGGGAAATAGTTTTGTGTTCTGCATTACATTGCTACCTCAAAACGACCAAAGCGGGGACGATAATCTCCAAGTCCTATGAGGTTTCCAGCATCTTCTAAAGCCTTCTTAACCTCTCCGATATTGACCACATCCTCATTGATAGCAATAGTTGCAATAAAAGTCCAATCACGAAATATTGGACGATAACGAATAATTTTTGCTGTGCCGACCTTAACGCCTCTTGCATCACGCTTTGTTGGGTCTTCCCACAGTTTCTCAGGGGTCATCTTTTCATATCCAACCAAAGGTAATTCATCCTCAATGACGTGAACCCCTTGTTTAAACTTAACTCCAAGTTTTTGTAATTTAGCCGCATTGATTAAGCAAGACTGTAAGTTTTGTGCTGGCATAAAAAATCCTGTTCTTTCATTCCAGTAACAACCACCAATAAATTCGCTTTTTGCAATAGAGATTAGGTCATCATCAGTTTTTTTACGCTTACTTGTTAACTCTTTGTGTTGTTTGGTCAAAGGGTCAAGTGGGTTAGCAAACCTATCTGAGTGCATTAAAAGCGAAGATTTACCTGTGATTTTTATTGACAATGTTTTCATATTAACTCCATTAAATTTAAGTTGACTGATGCACGTTTGCATCGGAAGAGAGACTGCTTCCAATCTCCTATCCGCTACATTAGCCCATGCCTAACCTGACCTCGCCTGACCGTGCCACTCCCGACCTGACCTTGCCCCGCCTTAACACTCGAAGAGGTACTCTATGAATACCCTATCGACTGTTTCCAGTTCCATGCCTAACCACACCAAACCTGACCACAGCCCGCCTTACCAAGCCGTATCCAGCCTTGCCATTAACACTCGAAGAAGCACTATTGCTAATGCTCTATCGACTGTTATCAGTTCCTTGCCATACCAAACCGAACCCGACCATACCCCACCACATCGAACCCGACCATGCCAGATGCCTTAGTACTCGAAGGAGGACTATCTCTAATCCCCTATCGGCTATTAAGCCCATGCCACGCCAGACCCCGCCTCTCCTCGCCGTATCGAACCTTATCCGACCGTGCCTAACCTTTGCATACCTAACCGCATCTTGCCCCGCCTCTCCGTGCCTGACAATGTATAATCTGTTCCTGCTGTCTTGTGATCGTGATAGGATTATAACTGGTAATTCACACCAACACAACACATAGAACAAAATAATTTCTATCAGGTATCAGGAGTCGATAGTATGTCTAAATATGCTAGGCGGATAGATGCGAATCAGAACGACATAGTGGCTGCACTGCGGGCGTGCGGGGCTGTGGTTCGCGTGGTTACTCAGGGCGACGGGATACCTGACCTACTGGTAGGCTACAGAGGGTATACCCTACTGCTAGAGGTAAAGGACGGGAGCAAACCGCCGTCGGCTCGGACGCTGACTGAGGCGGAGCAAAAGTTCTTTGATGAATGGAAGGGCGGGATGGTGGCCATAGTCAATAGTGCAGATGAAGCTCTTGATATTTTGAAGCGCTGTGTATAATTTAATCGCAGTTGTTTCATGGCTGCTCCTTTCTAGATGTTATGGGGGTCTTCGGATCCCCATTTTTTTCATGTATAGTTTTTTGAGTTTTCTATACATATCAACACGCATGGGGATTGGCGATGGTCTAGGCCAGACCGACCACCGCAAGGAAGAGAGTCAGTCCCCAGCCGTGTTGGTTGCACGTAATACGGGTTAGCGCCGTAGCACTTTTTTCGTGTTGTGCAAGTTTAAATACACTGCTTTATGTGGGCGTGGCATGGTATGGCGAGGAACTGGCAACAGTCGATAGGTGATTAGTAATAGTCATCCTTCGAGTGTTAAGAACCGGCATGGTTGGGTCATGCACGGCAAGGCACGGCGTTGTACGGCGCGGTACGGAGCTGGTAACAGCCGATAGAGCATTAGCAATAGTGCTTCTTCGAGTGTTAAGGCACGGCTTGTTAAGCCGAGGCTGGGCGCGGCGAGGTGCGGCACTTTACTGGAAACAGTCGGTTGAAGATTGGCAGCAGTCTTTCTCCGAGTGTTATGGCAAGGTCTGGCACGGTGTCGTCGGGAAGGGCACGGTGGGGCTGTGCAGGGCAGGGAACTGGCAACAGTCGATTGGGTATTCATAGAGTACCTCTTCGAGTGTTAGGCGCGGTCTGGCACGGAACGGAATGGAGAGGCGAGGCATGGCAAGGCAAGGGCTAATGTAGCGGATAGGGGATTGGCAACAGTCTCTCTTCCGATGCAACAGTGCATCAAATAACTTAAAGGAAAACCATGAAAACATTGCAAGTAAAAATCACAGGCACAGCAGCCCTTCTTATGCACTCCGACAGGTTTGCTAACCCTCTTGATCCAATGACTAAGATGCACAAAGAGCTGACCAGTAAGCGCAAGAAAACTGATGACGACCAACACGCCATTGCTAAGAGCGAGTTCATCGGTGGCTGTTACTGGAACGAGAAGACTGGCTTCTATATCCCAGCACAAAACCTAGATGCTTGCCTGATCAATGCAGCCAAGTTGCAGAAGCTGGGCGTGAAGTTTAAGCAAGGTGTCCACGTAGTAGAAGACGAGCTGCCATTAATTGGCTACGAGAAGATGACCCCTGAGAAGCTGTGGGAAGACCCGACCAAGCGCGACGCTAGAGGTGTCAAAGTTGGTACATCCAAGATCATCCGCTACCGCCCGATCTTCCGCGAGTGGACATTACGCGCAACAGTGGCCATCAATGAGGATGTGGTCAATGTTGGAGAGGTGAAGAAAGCATTGGAAGATGCTGGCAATCTGATTGGCTTGGGTGACTATCGTCCACGCTATGGCCGTTTCGCGGTGCAGATGTAATGTCAGATACCCAGTTATTTCCCGCTTGGAAGGAGGCAGTCAGACGCCTCCTAGATGACGGGATGACCTATGGCAGCACAGTAAAGCGCAAGTATCTTGTCGAGCTGTGCGGGGTTAGACCCCCAGAAAACATAGAAGATGTTCGCCGCTATGACCTTGAGGTTCTCAAGTGCATCACGGAGATAAAGGAAATCTTCTTGACTGCCCACTGTATGTTGCTGGCCAGTGATCATGCGGGTAACTACGTTGTAGTTGCACCTGAGTCACAGACCCAGTATGCGATTGATACGGGGGTAAAGGCAATCACTAAAGAGATGAAGAAGATGGCCATGAATGTCAGCTTCACTAAGACTGAATTGCTAACCGACACCCAGCGAGCAAAGAACTCTGACGCGCAAGCCAAGATATCTATGTTGGCAGGGATGATGAACAAAGAACAGAAAGATCTGAAAAGGATAGCAGGAGTTAGAAATGAAATTGACTAACAACCACAACCTACCCCAAACATTTATCAATGTATTGGAACGACCAACTTACTCTAAAGGTAAGTCAAACATCTCTGCTACCGAGCTGCTCAACAGCCCGCGCATTGTCCAGTTAAAGCGCAAGCACTGGGATGACATCGAGCAAGACGCATCAGAGATGGTGTGGTCGCTGTTTGGCAGTGCAGTCCACGGCATACTGGAACACGGCAAAGACGAGAACCATGTTGTTGAGGAGCGCATTCATGCGAAGGTAAACAACTGGAACATCAGTGGTGCTATCGACCTGCAAGAGATTAACGAAGACGGCATAGTCATCAGCGATTACAAGGTCACATCAGACTGGGCGGTAATGAATGAGAAGGATGACTGGCACCACCAGTTAAACCTCTACGCCTACTTGGTCGAGCTAGTAAAGAAGCAGCCAGTTAAGAAGTTGCAGATCGTGGCCATCATTCGTAACTGGTCTAGCCGTGATGCCAAGACCCGTGACGGATACCCACAGGCACCGATTGTGGTTATCGACATCCCAGTATGGCCATTCGAGAAGCGCGAGAGCTATGTGCATGAGCGTATTGCTTTGCATGAAGATGCGTTCTTTGACGCAGAGACAGGCGGCGATGTGAAGGAATGCACAGCAGAAGAGATGTGGGAAAAGCCAGAGAAGTTTGCCGTGAAGAAAGAGGGCGGCGTCAGGGCTAAGAGTGTCCATGACACAAGGGATGAGGCAGTGGCTGCACTACCACCGAAGGGGTACTTCATTGAACACCGAGTCGGCGAGCGCACCCGTTGCGCCAGCTTCTGTCAGGTCAGCCAGTTCTGTAATCAGTATCAAACATATTTATCAACGAAGGAAGCAGCATGAGTCAGCGTATCTATCTAGTCGGATCAGAAGATCCATCTATCCCTAACCGCTTGGTCAAAGCCAGCGCACCCAGTCAGGCTATTGCCCATGTAGCTAAGCAGCTACTGAAGGTCAAGGTCGCATCTCAGGATGATCTTGTTAATGCATTAACCAAAGGCGTAAAAGTAGAAGCACTCAAAGAGGGGGAAGCATGAGCATTGAAGTAAACCTAAGCCTAGAGGAGTTGCTGTTTATCAAGTCTGCTCTTACCGAGAAGTATGAAGGATTGATGGATCGCCTAACGGATGCTGAGGTATATTCCACAGCCCCAATTCCTGACCTTACTGAGCAAGAGTTCTTGGATCAGCTAGAGGCCATCAAGGAAGAGGAAAAGATATTTAATTACAAGCAAGCCAAGTATGGCTACAAGAAAGATGGCACACCCAAGAAGAAACCGGGACGCCCAACTAAGGAGTTTTTTTAAATGACTGTATATCGCAAACTACAAGCCGCAAGGCATGAGCTGGTTAACTCTGGCATCAAGAAGACTGGCCACAACAAGTTTGGCGGCTGGTACTACTATGAGTTGGGTGATTTCATTCCAACAGTCCACAAGATCTTTGACGCAGTTGGTCTGTGCGGCGTGGTTACCTTTGGCGAAATGGCCATGCTCACCATATACGACACAGATGACGGATCATCAGTCCAGTTCTTCTCCCCTATCGTCTATGCCGAGAACAACAAGGGTCAGGCCATACAGGTGCTGGGCAGTACCCATACCTACCTTCGGAGGTACCTCTGGTTACTGGCGATGGAGATCACAGAAAACGATCACATTGATTCTCAGCAGCAAGAAGAGAAGCCCGTCAAGATCGAGAAGCCAGCAGCTAAACCACCAAAGGTTATCGAGGGCAAGAGCGACGGCAGCAAGGATGATGGCGAGTGGTTCATGCGTATCACAGCACAAGAAGGTTGCACTATGGATCAGTGGATAGCTGCCGTACAAGACGCCGCTGAGATCGCGCTAGAGCAGGCCAAGAGCAAGAAGGATGTGACCACAATCTTTACCAAGAACCGCGTTATCTTTGAGAAGCTCAAAGCTGAGGCGGCAGATGCATACGAAGCCCTGATGACTAAGTTCGGGGCAGCCAAACAATCATTTAAGGAGTAATCATGGCAACAGAATATCCAAACAGCGGCAAGCTATCTCACAACAAATACAAAGAGTCAGGCGATAAGAAGCCAGACATGACGGGTGAAATCACCATGACTCGCACAGCCCTCAAGGGATTAATGGAAGAGCATGATGGTGATGACATTATCATCAAGCTGTCTGCTTGGCAGATGAGCGGTAACTATGGCCCTTGGATGCGCTTGTCTTGGAACAACTACAAGAAGCCAGAGGGACAGCCAGCCTATGCACCATACGCTAAGCCAGCAGCACCAGCACCTAAGCCACCAGCACCTGACGAGGATGTCCCCTTCTGATGAAGTCATCCCAGTTTGAGGCTAGGAAGATAGCCATGAAACAGGATCGGACGGGGTATGTTCTTACCCTGTCTGTGCATCCCGACGACATCTGCGAAGACATCATGCGTGACTTCGTGGGTGCGCGGTATCAGGTGGTGATGGTTCGCTTATCCGATGACGGGAAACCTATGGTCAGGGAACAGGAGTACCCATCCAAAGATATCGTCCGTCTGGCTGGCATCTTATGCAAAGACCCGTTCTTTCATAAGTTCCTGATAGAGACCAATCAAATCAACGACCCGTCTGAAGAGGCGGCAACAGACTGGCTAAGAGGTGAGCTATTCATAAGCTCACGTTCTGAGCTTAAAGAAAACAAACAAGCAGCACAACAATTTAAATTTATACATCAGGAGTTCCAAGCATGGAAGACAACCACTTAATCCCTTACTCAGTCCATCTGAGAAAAGATATCCACGCCAAGCTGAAAGCCGCAGCGGGAGACCGCAAAGCATCTGGCCTAGTCAGAGATGCCATCACCCTCATCATTGAGGGCGACACCCAGTTTGATGGCGGCTACAAGAAGGGCTTGCGTGATGCAATGGATATCATCAACAAGAACGACAAAGCGTCTAACATAGCCTTTAACGGGGAGACAGTAGCAGAAGGTCTAATTGTTCAGATCGAAAAGCTAATCCCCAAGGAGAAACCAAATGGCAAGAAAAAAGGCTGAAGGCATAGAACTACTGCAACCCAAACAGGAGCCAGTAGAACTACAGGATATGACACTCACAGACTTCTTTGCCGCCTTCGCCATGCTAAGTGCTTCTCCTATGAACCACCCAAGTGACGCAGCCAAAGAAGCCTACGACAAGGCCGAGGCCATGATTAGGGAAAGAGAGATCAGAACATGAATAACACACCGACCGCCAAGGAACGAAAACACCTACTGCGGGTGAAAGAACTTCCCTGTTCGGTCTGTGATGCGTCAGGCCCCAGTGACGCACATCATGTCAAACAACATAGACAATATACGTGCGTGGCACTGTGCAAAGACTGCCACCAAGGGTCGGTTATGGGGTGGCACGGACAGAAAAGAATGTGGTCTCTCAAGAAAATGGATGAGATCGACGCATTAAATATAACTATTGCACGTTTGCTTGAAAGTTAATACTTTTAGCGAAAAGCAACCGATTTAATTAGGTTGCTTTGGATTTTTACATCATTCCAAGCGCTCTGAGTTCCTTCACTCCGACTGCTTTTAGCATGTCTCTTTCGGTCTCTTTGAGGTCTTGCAAGATGGCTCGCTTCTCATCCGCCGGCATGTCAGCGTTGGTAACAAACGAAATGCTTTTGCGTATCTTGGATAGCTCATCAGCAATTTTGTTGGTAGTTTTTTGCAAGCCAAGCCGAGTAATGTTTTCCTCTTTAGCCAAGAAGCTTTCAATGTCTTGTGGGCTGCGAGTCTTCATGTCGTTGAATGTATTGACTGCCTTGTCTACCTCTTCCTTCAGAGCATAGAAGTCCCGCTTGAGGCCGTTCTCATACTGCTTAGACATGAACCCGCTCATGCCGGGCAGCGTAGCTATGGCATCCCGCATGGACAGAGATGGGCGTGGGGCATCAGGGTTGCTATCCAACATGGCGCTAGTCATGTATAGCGTCAGACCACCAGCAGATCCAAACATTCCACGGATCAAATGATCCACAGCAATAGGAGATATCAAGCCAGAGCTACCAATGAACTTACCCATCTCAGATGTTGTATCTGTGAACTGGCGCTCAGTCTCTAGCTTTTGTTGATAAGTACCAATTAACGGGCGGCCTTGGAAGAAGTCGTGGTTGATGGCTACTTCAACGATAGGTTTGATAGCCTGCGGAACAGCAGTTGGCCCAAGCAAAGAGTTACCCAAGGCGTTGGTAATGGACTCGCGGAACTTGCGTCCATCCTCATATCCCTTGTCGGTCATCATCAGATACATATGCTCTGTGATGATCTTTGGCAAGGTGAATAAGTCTGAGCGCAGAGGTATGCTCATGCCGCCTGTGCCGGGGATCATCAACAGACGATCACGCTGAACAGCAGGCTTGTTTAGATAATCTTCGTCATCTCCGTTTAGTATGGAATACAGCAAAGACATTGTCATCACCGAGGCTGTGGTAGCCGCTAATGTCTGAAGCGCATTGACTCTTTCTGTGGGCGATATGCCGCGACCAGTAATGGTTTTATAGGCCACGTTCTGAGCTGCAAGGTATGCGTTAAAGAACGGGATTAACTGGCTGGCCAAAGCTAGTGACTTGCTGCTACCTTTACGGCGCACGTTAAAGACTTCAAATGATTTCTCAAACGCTTCTGCTTTGCTCAAACCCTGTGCTTCGGCGGCCTCAAACACAGCCTGACGGACAGCGTTATCAGCGGCCATAGCTATGTGGTTCAAGCCATACTTCAGCTTACCCAAAAATCCGGGCGGCGCTTTGAGGCCAGAGAATATCTCAGCATCCTCACGCACCATAGCGGATGTAAAGTCGCGCACACCTACGGCACCCACGTTCTTTAACTCTTCATGGGATTTACTCTTACCGCGTAGCGTCTGAATAAATTCTTTGACCGCGAGGAACGGGATGCGCAGCGCATACTGTGGCTTCAAGCCAGAAGAATACATGGCAGCAAATGCGTCTTGCGGAACCTGTGCCACCGAGAACAATGGATACATAACCACAGACTGACGCAGCGTATCGGCCAGCTTAGATGCCCACTTCCATGATGGAATGACAACAGCCTCTAGGCCATTGAATGCTTCCATGAACATAGGGTCAGCCATGTCATAGAACTCTTCCTTGCCGTCACGCCAGATGCGGGTTACGTTAGCTCCGTCCTTTGAGCTTTCAACCCTCTTGGCTGCACCAACAGACACAGCGGTATCGGCCAGCGCAATGGCAGAACGATTGCGAACCGCGCGGTTGATAGAGTATTGAACCCAGCGAACTTGGTTATCAAAGATATCGTTAACTGGCTTGTCAGAACCTTTGAGCTTGCGTTCCTTGGCCTGCACCTTCAAACCACGGATGAACTCCTTTGGCCCTTGGCCTTGCTCAAGCTGCTCTTCACGGTAGAAAGGAACATAGTCCGCATTACTCAATAAGAACTCTGCATCACCCCTACTCCACAATCCGCTCTCAACTAAAGCGTCGGCGGCGTTATCACGGATCTTGTTCCAAGTCTTAACAACTTCGTTTAGCTCTGGATGGATCTTAAAGAAGGCCATGCCAGCAGCAATCTGCGCGTCGTCTAGATGGATGTATTTAAACTCATCCTTCATACGCTGGGCTTTTTCGCTCAGGGCAGATGCGGCAACGGGAGATGTTGCGCGCTTAGATGCGGCCTCTCTCTTGATGGCATCTATCTCTGCGGCCAGCTCATTGTTGAATTTAATTAACGACTGGGTGCGCTTAGCCTCAAATGCGGCGTGGGCAATCAGTTCTATCTGTGGCTTGGTCAGTCCATTCTTTTCAGCAATAGCATCAAGCTGCTTAGATAGGGTAACGAAGTTATCGTCTGTATCTCTGCCTACCCACTTGTGCAAACTTTTGTCATAGCTGATACCGCCCTTTTGCAAGAACAGGCTAGCCACCGCGTCCGAGTGAACAGTCTGGCTCAGACTGGTGTTAAGCAGTAGTCCAAGCTTTTCCTCTTGGCCTGCGGTAGAGGCCATCACCTCACGGCGGATAGCATTGTTTAGCGCAGCATCGCTAGAGAATGCCCATGTCTCAATCCTGTCGCGGAATCGCTGGAATGCCCCGCGAGCAGCCTCTGCCGTAGCCTTCGGATTATCACGGGCGTTATCCCATGACTCTTTAACCTTGGCCAGATAGCTAGGATCTGGATCAGCCACAACCCTGCCCATAGCGGTCAGGTTATCTAGAGATGCTTGGCCGTTACCAGTAGGGGTGGGCTCAGCCTTCTTGCCAAACTGTAGTTTGTTGGTTAACTCATCTTCCATGAATAACTGTTGCGCCCGTTTGGAGAACAGCGTCTGCTGCTGAGTGGGCATTTTCTTCTTGGATTGACTTGGGCCAAACGTATGGCCTTTTGCTATGACGCCATCCTCCAGCACCTGTATATCCATATCTAGCAATGAATCTGTGGTGCGGACTAGGCGGTCAAGCGCAGTTTCAAATGGCTTAGAAATACCTAACACCTGACGGATCAAATCAATAATCTTGGAGAAAACAGTTTTATCACCGACCTTGATGGTGCTCATCCATTCCTGCATATCTTTGTCTGTCATAGACCAAGTTAGCATTTCGCTTGGATTATCAAGTGAGTTGTTTAAGCCTTTACTAAATCTATACAAGAACTCTGGCCATGTGCCGCGTTGCTTTTTATATTCTTCAAAAACTAACTTATACAAATCATTTAGCTCTTTGACCGCAGGATGTGTATTAGATAAATAGTAAATCTTGGCACTTGTTGCGGCGTGCAGCATCTCATGCATCAAAGTCTTGTAGCTCAAGCCAGATGGATAGCCACGCTGATTCTCAAATGCCGGAGTACCATTCAACAAAAGGCTTATGCGCAAAGGCTTACCTTCTTTGCCAAAGATATGGTTGGTCAATCCTTCGGCGTTATACAGTTTTGTATTGCGAGTATTTCCAGACTGAACCTCAAAATGCAAATCCACGCCACGGGCTTGTATATCCTTTATAACATTCAATACTTTTTTGGCAACAAACTTCTGGAACGAATTGGGCGCATTAGTAATAAGGTACTGTGCGGCCTGCACCATTGACTTACCCTCAAGATCCTTTTGCATCTTGAGTTCTTTGGCAGTGGCTGTGGTCGGCTTCTTATCTTTGTTGACAGAATACAGCGTGCTTGTATTGTTCATTGCTAGATATGGATGTGCAAGTCTTGGAAGACGGCATGATCGCAAAGGGCAAGTCATTTGGTGGTAAACAGACAACCAAGAAGATGCCTACCGAGCAGCAGACCTTGTTCTCCAAGCGGGCGCAGGAGATGTTTAACAAGCTGCAAACTGGCAAAGAAGACATTACCAATACACCAGCGTTTAAGCGTTGGTTTGGCAGCAGCAAAATAGTCAACCCAGACGGAACTCCGAAGGTTATGTACCACGGGTCAAGAAGAGAGTTTGAATCTCCTACAACCAGAGGAAATAGGAACGCTTTCTTTGTTAGCCCAGATGCAAATTTTGCATCTAAGTACGCCTTAAATGAT